CAATCCACCCATCGCTGCGCTTATCGCGATCCATCCATGTTTCATTGATTTGGTCGCGTAGCGTTTGAGCAGCTTTAGATAACCAAGGCTTCATTAGCCAAGTAGCAATTTTGCTTCATCAGCAGTTAAACCTAAGCGATCAAGAATTGCTTGACGCTCTGCTTCTTTTGCTTCAACCTCTGCTTGTCTATTTTTAGCATTATCAGCATCTAATTTCATCTGAGCAATTTCCTCAGCAGTTGCATCTCTGACAATTTCTTCGCCAGTTTCGCAATTAACAATTTTAATTTGTGGTTTTGTATTAGCCATTATTTAACTCCATAAAGTAGAACTTGCCCTGCTGAAAAACTATAACCCTCAACATAAATATCTATTGAAGTAATTGCAGTTGTAGATCTATATGCGCCACCACCAATTGCAGCAGAATAATTACTTCCATTCCAGAAATGATTGTAAAAATTCAAAGCTTTAATATATGTTGAACTTGTGTAATTATCTATAGTAATTACTGAAACATTATCAGTATCGGTTCTTACCCAGTTGTTTTCATTCCACCAAAATTCTTGATTTGTTCTACCATAAGCTGCGGTATTTTTTACTGCACCAAAAGAAGTGCCAGTTGTAGCACCATTAAACCTAAGACTTGGTAAAGCGTTAGTAGTATCCCAAGTCAAGCCAGAAAGAATTAATTTTAATGAATTGTAAGTTTGTGGAATTGAACTTAGTGTAACTGTTGTGCCTGATAATGTTGTTGTTGAAATTAAAGTCATACCACCACCTGCAACAGCAGCCCATTTTAATCCTGTAGCAGTTGATGAATCAGCAGTTAAAACTGTGTCATTTGCACCAACGGCTAATCTTGCAACTGTATCTGCTGCGGTGGCTGCAATAATGTCGCCTTTAGCATCAACGATAGTTTTAGCAATTCCGGCACTTGCATTATTAAAAACAGTTGTATCAATTGCAGTTCCAAGCGTGCGAATTGCGCTTGCACCATCTTTGACTAAATCGGTGTCTGCTGGTGTTGTCCAGCCATAATTTGTAGTAGTTGGCATTTTATCCTTTTTCTATCAGGCTACTATTGTAGCGTATTCCCAAGTCAAAGCAGGGTCTATTGTGTTCCAAGCCTCTGTGGCTGGAGTGGTATTCCAACGCATCGCCACTTGGCTGAATGCAACTGGAGAAACATTGATTGTTAAAAACAGTTCATTAAATCGAGTGCTCCATGACCAGCCCTCAACATATCCTTGAAATGTGCCACCTGATATTTGGCTTGGCAAATTTCTAATATCAACCGGCATTCCCATGAACACGCCTAATAAATCATCACGATCAGCATTGTCAATTTCTGAGTTAGTTATTGGAAATGTTATGGATTGAAATGCTGGCTGTGGGTAGGCTCTTTGGTCAATATAGCGATCAGCAATAGCTTGAGCATCTACTGCGCCCTGAACCCTAGAATTAATGGTTTCGCCTTTAATGCCATATAGGGCTATTGAATTGGCATCTGTAGCTGTAACCTGTGAATTGTAGTTATTACCATAATTTATGTATATGTCATTTCTAACATCACCTGAGCGCATAACTGTGGAAAGGCCAGCACCTAAAGCATGGCCAGCATCTAATTCAACATAACCATTGGTAAGTAGATAATTTTGTCTGTGGTCTGCATCGGCATAACCTATGTTTCCATTATTGGCTTCAAAAATATAACCAAATGCTGAATTAGCAATATCTGATATCACATTGTAAATCGTGTCAACTGTAGTTGATTGTGCAGTCATTGTGTAAAGGCCGGGTTGGTCAATATCGCCAAGTCCTAGATTGACTGCATTTTCCCAAGTTTCTGTTGCATTGTAAGTTGCCCATGTTGAAGCTGCTGGCACATCATTCCAAGTTCCAAGCAATACGCTGGAAAGGATTGTGTAAATCTGGTTGCCATCCTCATCTTGCGAGATATTGTCATCCCAAATTTCTTTTGTAAGTTTGGCTAAAGATCCCATAGCAATTAATGTGTATTCAACGACTGTGGCTGCTGCTCCAGTATTTCTGACCTGAACTGTTACATCAGTAAGATCGCCACCAAATAGGCTTACATAAGATCCTGAACTATCTTTGACCTGTAAATCTAAACTGTCATTAATATCAAAAGGTAATGTTTGACCATTTAAGGCAACTAAAGTAACTTGAATATAAGATGGTAATGATTGCTGATAAATGTCAGATCGACCTGCTTGATGTTGAACATCTGAAATGGTGATGTCAGTATAATCAACACCGCTGACAGTTAATTTCCAATCGGGTGTAAAGTCTGACATTAGCCGGCTTTTGCTCTAACTGCTGCATAATCAATTGCACCTGTTGATCGGGCTGCGCTTTCATTTACAGCTCTTGCAACAGCTCTGGCAGTTCCCTCTGGATCTAATGAACCTGAAATATTAACAACTATGTTTGGATTGGCTGCTAATGTGTTGCCTTGCTTTTCTAATACTCTAAATTGAGCCTGTAATGAATCAAATTGTTTTTGAGCAGCTGATTTAGATATTCCGCCTGTGGCAACTTGGAAAGTTAATTCTGAAAATTGATCTTGAACTTTTAATAATTTATCTGCTAAATCTTTTAAGCTAGTTGCGCCAGCAGCTCCACCAACTCCACCTGCACCGCCACCACCTGTGCCACCAACTCCACCTAATCCAGTAAATCCGCCAGCAGTTCCACCGCCACCGCTAGTAATACCTGGGCTACCGCCAGATGGGATTCCGCTAAATCCACCACCACTAAAGCCACCAGCACTTGATGAACCAATTTTATTAATCAAAGAAATATCTGATCCACGAACTGCATTTAATCCTTTAATAACCAAATTTATTGCATCAATAATAAAATTTAATACTGGAGTTATTGCTCCTACTATTTTGCCAAAGGCATCAATTATTGCTGCTGCTGCCTTAGCACCAACATCAAGTAAAAATCCAAATACTGTTTGCAATATAGGAAAAACTTTATCCTTTAATAATAACCAAAATTCATTAAATGACTCTCTGTTACGATCTAAAGCATCTTTAATTATATTGAAAGCATCTCTAAACTTATCAACTATTGGTGTGCCATACTCAAATATAAATCCAATCAATCTTTCAATAACTGGTAATAAAGCAACTCCAACAGCTTCTTTGGCTTCCTCAAATCCTACTTTTAGACGATCAATACGACCTTGAAAGGTTTCAGCATTACGGCTAGCAGCCCCACCATAAAGGTTTGAAAGTAATTCTGTTTCCTCACGAAATGTTAATTGCTTGGCTTGTGCAGCTGTAATACCAATACCAAGTCTTGCCAATTGTGTATCTTGACCGCCATAGGCTTTAGATAGAGCTTCAGTAACAGCACCTAGATCTTTGCCAGTTCCTTTTGAAATATCAATTGCTAAATTTAATAATTGTTGAGATTTAGTTACATCGCCAGTTGCAACAGATAATCTTTGGAATGCTGGTCTTAAAGCATCATCAGCAATTCCTACTGCTAATGCAGTTTGGCTTATGTAATCCTCAGTAGCCTGTATTTGGGCATCTGTAGCCCCTGTGGCACTTCGTAATGCGCTCGCTAACCTTAACTGTGCCTGCTCATCCTCTATTGCAGCCTTGACCCCATCAACGGCTAATTTGGTGGCATAAGCAGCAGCGGCAGCAGCAGCTACAGCAAAAGCAGCAGCAGCCTTCTTTCCAAAGTCGCCAACTTTGTCAGAAAATCCTTTTATTTCAGTTTCGCCAGTTTTTAGACTTTTCTTTAACTCATCGACATCGGCAAGGATCGAGAGTTTGAGTGTGCGATTACCGGTTGCCATTATCCCCACTCCTTAAGAATTCGATCGAATGCTGCTTCCCATTTATTAATTAATTCAGGCTGAATTCTGCGAAGGGTTGGATATATGAACCATCCGCGAGATCCACGACCCTGCCTTCCTGAATAACTAGGAAACTGTTTAAATTTATTTGAACCAAACTCAAGGCCACCCCATAAGGTTTGTGTAGTAGCACCACCTGAAAATTTCTGACTTGCAAATCCATATCTGAATTCACCGATCTTAGATGACTTTGAGATCCTAACGCCATCCGCGACTCTAACGACTGCCTTACCTGATTTAGTTCTTGTTGCAGCTGTTTGTTTAATTTCCTCTGATGCAAAATACGCCAAAGCAGCAGATTGAGTTCTTGCTTCCTCTGTTGCTTGGTCATCCATCGCTTTGAAAGCCTTAAGAATATCGCGCAAGTCAGAGCGATTGTAAGCAATTGCTTCACTTGCCATTCCTCTGCTCCAATATCTCTAATGCTGTCATAATGTCATCTGCATCAACCCATTCACTCATTGGAATCTTTGTGGCTATTGCCAGCCTC